GCGCTTTGGAAGATTTCTTTTTCCGCTTGGTCTTAGCCGAACCTATGGATCCCATCACATTTGTGGGTTCCCCATAGGCAGCGGAGAAATTGTTACTCTTCTTATTCTTCTTAACCATCTTAGTCTTAATGGATTTGTTGTAGATGCAGGTGCAATATAGAATAAATCTATTAATCATCAATAATTTTCAAGTTATATCGTGCCTGCGTTGTAGTTATAGTTTTGGTGTTAGTTTAGTATGTATCGTTCTAATCTCTTATTATATATGTAGTAGTCAGACGTATGTGCCGTTCTAATCTCTTATTATATGTAGTAGTCAAAATGTATATTGGAAATAATTTTCGCGAGTTATTGTTAGTTACTTTGTGTTAGTAATTGTATGTCTGTAATGTATGTCGTAATATCATACGGTGTGGGTGTTACAATTGGGCAAGGGGTAGATTGAATCTCGTCTTCAAGGGCCACTTGTGCGTCAGGTGTGATACCATACGCCCTCCAGAAAGAGACGCGAGCTTCAACGGACGGTTGCGAGAACCGGGGCTCCATCCGCTTGGCTAACATCTGCATCCCAGAAAGGATTTCTGTCTCTTCAAACTTACCACAAATCATTTTCTTGTAAAATTCACAAAAAATAGGAACGTCACCGGCCAGTGCTGCCCCGCACCAACCAATAGCATTCCGGAGGGAACTGAGTTGATCTACATCAACACAACGCTTCAGAGTGAGCGAGTCTTTGCTTAGACATATGGTAGGGTCACGAACGAACCTCCACATACCTTTAGACACTTCAATTGGTCGTGCCTGGCAAAACTCCACCTGCTCCATCTCTTCTGCTATCCCCTCAAGTTTCATAGTAAACCCGAATTGAAGGAAATATTGTTTAAATTTTCCTAGGACCAAAGCCCTGTACTTGTCTTCAACAATCAATACGCCATCATCTCCGTCATTCATGTATTCAAATCTATTTATCCCTAAACACCTCATAAAAGACCACGTCATGGCACACATGGTCGTACAATTCCCGAGGGCAGTGTCCATGTCTCCAGACATTCTACCCCCTTTCACCTTGTACTTGTACCCTCCGGTACCGGACCGTGCGTAACACGTATTGATCTTCCTCATGCGATTGAGTTTGGCTAATTCTTTTCTCTCGACAGCTATAGCCTCCCACAACCCATGTTCCCACTCTATTACCTGAGAATTGCAGTGCTGATCAAACCTCTTAGCATCCAATAGAATACCCACTGGTTTAGTGAATCTCTTCCATTTTCGATGTAGTTGTTTCCCCCTCTCATCAGCATTCAATCCTTTCATCACGGTAACGCCACCGTATACATCTGCGATAGCGCGAAAAATCTTCTTTTCCATTGGTTTCAAGTGTTTCCCAATCTCAATATTAAATCTGCTAGACCTAGGCTGAATAATCCGAGGGCAAGGATCAACCTTCCTACTCAGATTAGTTTTCTCATCCTTGATAAAGGCTGTGATAAACGAATCACTCCTCCTAAGAGGCTTATATTCTAACGACTCCGCTGCTTTTTCATAGATCTTACGCTTCCTACCCACATATGTACTGACGAATTCCTCCGTGGTCAAGGGTAGAACGCGGCCGACAGATCTAATCAAACGATGTCGAAATAGCCTAAGCCCGTTTCTAACTGCGTTCGTTGCTGGTTGTGGAGGGACCACTTGACGACCCTCCAGCTCAACGCTGAACACGCGCTCACCAATAGCGCGCAAAATATTGGATTGGGAATTGTTGTGAACCCCCCACTTCTCTTGACCATAGTATGGTGTCAGAGACACCATCCGCCTTATTATGGTCCTCCGGTACCCAAGCTCCGGCTTGGCGATTACATCTCCTCCAATGCTTTTTGCTAGCTGCCTAATGAAAGGCAGGTCGAATCGAACATCGGAATCGAATCCAAGCCGGGTGCCTGGGCACCATCAACAGAGATTGTTCGCTAGCTCAGACTCTCTGAGATCGACTCTCTCCCTAAAATGATTAGTGAGTCGATACTCTTGAAATCCGAGTTCGCGAATCGTTGGAGCCTCAACGCAGGCTTCAACTAGTGGCAAGTCACGGGTGCAGTTCCCGAAGTGGTGGTTGTGTTCTCGCATGATACGCCAGGCTAATTGCCTAGCTGCGATTCTCTGTGCTTCCGATCTTGGTTGACCTCCCATGCGACCGACAACCTCAGCAGCTACCGTCTGGACGAATGTGAGCTTCAATCTAGGCTCAACATCCTCATCCGGAGGTCCAACTGTGGCTGTTACGCAATTCAACACTATCGAACGACACAACAATTCCACCTCGCTTGGTCCAGAGAGTCTCACTTCTCTGTCCTCAAGCACTTCGCCAACTGCATCGCGGAGCTCCCAAACTCGCTCCACGCGGGCCCTACGGCGTCGTAAGGGTCCTAGTACGAACTTTTGGAGCAGGCGTTCGCACAAACCTGGGAGTAGGACTCGGGGTGTTACCCACGGGATCAAGCCCTCCTCCTTACATCTGATGTATATCCTAGCTAGAGCATACGCAGATGTTGCAACCAGCGATAGAGCCGTCAGTGTTAATCCTTTACTAACACTAGCGCCTATCGAACCCTGGTCGACTCGGGAAGCCCCCCCTTGGAGGTGTGACACTGTCACAAATGAATTTAATGCGCCC